CCAATATTTATAAATTAGCGCTCCAGCCGCTGCGATCGCTGTTAATATAAGACCGATTGGATTACTTAAAAATGCAAGGCTTAGAGCCCTAAACCCTAGAACTATCTTTTTAAGCCCTCCGACAAATCCTAGAGATGTACCGCCTGCCGTTTTTGTTGCTAGGCTAAAGCTATTTAACGCCTTACTAGCAAGCGCAGTAAGTGTAGCTTTTGCTTTCATTGTGATACTGCATTGCGACAAAGATGCATTAAGTTTTACGCAGTCAAAAGGCAATAGCATTAAAATTTTACGGTAGCCACCAAACGAGATCGTAAATAGTGCAAAGGCTGCCCTTGCTGCTGTCATAAATGCATTAAATCCTAAAAAAGCAGCAACGCTAAGACCTATCTTTTTAACAAGCTCTTCGTTGTTTTGTACAAATTCGGTTATTTTTCTTATAAAGCCAGAGAGATATTCTATTGCCGTGCTGATATATGGTAGAAAAACATTGCCGATACTTATACTAAGTGATTTTAATGTATTTTTCATTAGCTGGATTTTGTTTGCGACGGTGTTACTTCTAGCTTGGAATTCTTTCTCGTTTGATCCTAAAAATTTTTCCTTGCTACTAACCTCATCAAGCGACTTTTTATAGACATCCATACCGCTTATAAGCGTTGCAATGTCGCTATCATAGTTTGTTCCCATGATAGTTGTAAGTAGAGCGCCTCTCCTTTGTGGCTCAACCTTGCTCATTGCTTCTAAAAATTGCAGTACTGCGCCTTGCGCGTCTGTTTTCATCGCTTTTGCAAATTTATTAACACTTAGCCCAGTTTCTTCAAATGCCTTTTGCTTATCTTCGCTTAAAGAGCTTAAATTGTTTAATTTTTTTAGCAAAGCTTCGGATGCAGTTGCCGCAGTCTCTGGCGCTTTACCGAGCGATATAAATGTAGATGCGAGCGCGGCGGTTTGCTCTTTCGCTAAGCCTACTTGTTTGCCGATGCCTGCTATCCTTTTCATAACCTCGACTATTTCGCTAGCTTTGGCGGCGTTGTTGTTTGATAGGTGGTTTATGGCATCCATCATCTCGCCAGTCTCATCAAGGCTTAGCGACAAGATGTTTTTTATTTTGCCTATCGTATCGCCTGCGCTCTCTGCCGTGATGTCAAAAGCAACGGCTGTTTTGGCTGCCATTTCGGTAAATTTTAAAAGCTCGTCTTTTGCTAGTCCCATTTGTCCGCCAGCTGCTGCAACTTGTGTTAAGCCGTCGGCGGTCATTGGTATTACTTGGCTCATTTTTAAAATTTCATTTGAAAAGCCCTTGATCTCGTTGTCATCTTTAAAATCAACTACTTTTTTTACATCCGCCATCGAGCTTTCAAAATCAATGGCACTTTTGATTGGTGCTGCGATTATTGCTACTGATGCCGCACTTGCGACGATTTCGGTTTTTAAATTTGTTAGCTTTTGCTTTGCCTCGTCCATATCAAGGCGGATCTTGGCTTTTGTGGCTCTTTGCAAGTCTTCTTTTAGCTTCGCCATTTGCGTGTGAAAGCCTGCTTTTTGAAACGGCTCAACTTTTAGCTTTTGCAAGGCTGCGTTATATTTTTCTATGCCTGATTTTATATTTGCATTTAGCTTATCGCCTAAGCTTATAGTGCTTCTATCTACGGCTTTTAAGATATTATTTAGCCCCTTAAGCTCCATGTTAAAGGTTAATGTTGCTTCTTGTGCCATATATTGCCTTTTTATTTTGATAGTAGTAAAATATTAGTGATTTTTATACAAGGTGGTTAAATGGATTATTTGGGCGCTCTTTTGGCTGGGTTTATGCTCCCTATCATCCTCATGGTCGGCGGCTTAGTCGCCTGCATGTTTTGGTACATAAGCGTGCCTTTGCTTGTGCTTTTTGTCGTTGCTAAAATTTATAAGAGCAAGAGCAGCAACGCCGCTCTTTAGTTTTGATTTATGCGTTTTGCGATCTCGAAATAATCTACAAATTCATTAAATTCTAATCCCATAACGTCGGATAATGTAAAATTTAGGGAGTGCGTGATTAGCGCAATCCCCTCTATTAGTTTTTTACATCAACGCCCATAAATCCGCTTATTGTCTTGCTAAGCTCCACCCACTCGCTTATCGGTAGTGAATTTAAAAACTCTTTATTTAGCTCGCCGTCACTCATATCAACGAGTAAATTTTTAGCCTGCTCGATCTCGTCGCCCTTTGCGTTTTTTGTGGCGGATTGGATTTGTAGCAGAGTAGGGGCTTTTAGATAGACCTTTTGCCCATCTGAAAATGTAAATTCCTCTTTTGGTAGTTCTATTTTTTGAAGTGGCATTTTTATCCCTTTTTATAAAATATTTTTGCGTATAGTGCCAAATAAATCGACGCCGTCATTTTCAAATATATGGTTCAGCGCGTCATAAAGTATCACTCTTGCCCCTGCAACTTCGAGCTTATAAAATGTTAGGCTTACTTCAAAGCTTAAATTTGCCTCTTTATTAAACTCAAATTTGGCACCATCAAGGCTTTTTATCTTGCCCTCAAAAGTAGCGATCACTTGCTCATCATCGCCGTTTGAATTTGTAGCGTTTGCTTTTAAGTATAGTTTTTGTGTCTTTGAACTATCCAGCATCTTAAAATATAGCTCGTTTAGGTTATTTACGGTGATTTTGGTATTTAGTGGCTTTACCACTGGCAAAACTGCTTCAAATTTGCCGATGCCGCTACTTGTTTCGATCGTCTCTTTTTCGATCTTTGGCAGTTCAACCTCAACGACCTCACCCATCAATCCGATGCCATCAATAAATAAATTTCCACCTGTAAATGCTTGCGCTTTTAACATTTTTACTCCTTTCTATAGTTCTTCGATTAGTTTTTGCGAGTAATCGGTTACTCGGTAAATTCTATTGACTATGCGTTTTATTAGTGGCATTTCTTGGACGTTGTGTTTAATATACACTATGCCCTCGCTTATAGTTTCGTTTGAGTTTAGATCCTTTGGCACTGTGATCTCAAAGCCTACTACAACATTATTGGCGGTTAGTCTTAGATAAAACGCCTCTAAGCTATCAACTACATTTTTGAGTACGTCGCGCATGCGTTTATCGATAGCCGTTTTTTGTGCTTTGAAAATCGTATCTATGGCGGTATAAAAAATAACATAAGTATGTATCGAGCTAAATAAGTCATCATTGCAAGTTTCTCCACCCCATGCCCTTATGCCATCATCGGCGATTATAAGGCTTACGCCTTTACCTCTCAGCCTATCTGCCTCGCAGTCCTCACCTTGTATAAGCTCGACTTTGTCTTGAATTCCAATAACTCCGTCGATAACTCTATTTGAATACGTTTGTGAAAATCCATACTCGGTTTCTGCCATAATTTTCGCGTAGAGTGCTATTAAAAACGCACTAGCAGGGCGCACAACTTTATCACCCCTTATAACTTTTTGATATGAGATGATCGCTGTTTTGGTGCTATATTCTTGCAGTGTGGTATTTATCTCGCTCTCTTTTGTTTTGTTTAGCTCAATCGCATAAACGCCACGCAGATAAGCAGCTATCTGCTTAAGTTTCTCGTGTGTGCCTTTGTCGTTGTACCCAACTGCCAAAAAGAATTTAGGTTTTGTTCCGATCGTGGCTTCGCATTTTTTTAGCTCATCGATAGCGTTTTGGCATGCTACCTCATCGGCATTTTGATCGCTTGTTTTAGCAAAAACGCTAAGCACGATTTGGTTATGTAGCCCAGTGGCTTTTAGGTCTGTTAGCGTGTCTTTTATCGACCCCTCGCCGACCTCTTTAAGCGCCTCTAGTATATCGCTATATAGATATAATCCAGCGGTGAGCTTTGTATCATCGCCGATTATGGCGATAGGGCGTTCATTGTTTATCTTGTATGGTGCAAGCGAGGCGTTATATAGCTCGACATTTACTCCAAATTTTGCTGCCATTTTCTCTCCTTTTAATTTTGCTTTTTATGCGTTTTTATTAAATTTGATTTTATTTTATTGGCGCACTTTTCATTTACAAGGGTTTTTAAAAATTTAAATCTTTTGGCGGTTTTGGCGAATAATCATCATAGCCACTACCCCCAAGGCTCTCTATTTTTTTATCAATTGCCTTATCAACGACCGCACTTATCCACGCCGTGCCACGCCACGCGAAAAAACCCCCAACCGCCAAACTAAAGCGGTTCTCTTTTGTAAAATAAAATGTGACTTCGTAAAAAATCCAGCATATAAACATAGAGCTTATCGCGCTTATGATCGAATTTATTATCGCTTTGCCGCTGTGTAGTGGCTTGTGGCTATCATTTTCAAGGCTTAGCACTCCGCCGACAAAGCCAACGACCGCGACCCAAAAATAAAAACCTGCCTTATTTAATAAGTCCTCCATTACCTCCGCCTCTCTTAGTATTTAAATGTGAAAATATACATTATAACAACGGATAGTATTAGCTCAAAAACAACCATTCTATTTAGCCAAAATTTCTTAGTCTTTTTTATGATCGCTTCCATTTACGCACCCTTTTAAAAGTTCTTCACACGTCAAAAAATAGCCCATTAGCTCCTTTGCGCTTTGTAAATCGCTAGTGTTATATTTTGGCTTTACTGGCATCTCTTTTATACACGCAATAGGCACATATACATCTTGATATTGCGTTTTTACGATTACTTCAGGTTTTGAAGCGCATCCAGCCATAAAAAACGCCACCAATAGGCTACTTACTATTAGCTTCATTGAGTAGCCTTTCATAGAAATTTAGCTTTTCCTCGCAGGCGGCGTCCTTGATAGGCACTGCCACGCGCTCAACCCTTGTTACAACACGCTCTTTTATCTTTGCTTCGTCTTGTTTTGGCACGCTTAGGGCTTTTAGGCTTACATTTACAAGCTCTATCTTTGCTTTGCAAGTATCAAGATCGGCTTTCATTACTGCGTTTTTTGACTCTTTTTGCGCTATCTTTCTGGTTAGCTCGTCGATTTTCCCCGCTGCGCTATTATTTAGCCAATAAAGCACGCCAACGACAAAACTCAAAAATAAGATAGCCCCTATATA